TTGGTATTTTTTGCCATATTTATGCCCTCTTTTTATTTACTTGATCTTCTAATTTGTATTTTAAATAATCTTTTTCAGATATTCCCATTTGCTCTGCCCAGTTTTTTTCATCAGCCGTTAGCTTTATTTGTACAGTATTTTTTTTCTGCGTGCCTGGTTGAGATTGATAAGATTTTTTTACGCCAGCTACGTTATTAACAGACGGAGGTGCACTTTTTGTGCTTGCGGTTTTTAGTTTATTTAAGTGATTATCTATAGCCTCAAAATAAGGTTCTGAAAAATAATATTGGTTCTGTCCACTATCAGCAATATTACGATCTAATTGATTAATAAAAGCCCCAACCTTTTGAGCTAATTGAGGATTGTAATTACTGGATTGAGGATTGATTTCATCGTGAGATTCTAACCAATCTTGAGCCATTTCTTGCTGAACAGCAGAAGCATTGCTTTGATAAGTATTATAAGATTTTTCTGTTGGTTGTGATTGGTTTTGAGCATTCCACCTTTCTATCTCGTCAATGGCATTTGTCGCTCTATTAATAGCAATATCAGCATCCGTTAAAGCTTCAACATCGCCCTCCTCAATCGCTTTTTTCTTAAGCATTTTGGCTTTTTCTAAATCAGAATAAGCGTTTTGCCCATAGTGATAATTACCGACCTCTAAAGCTTTATCACGTTGACTTTTTAATTCTTCCAACTCAGCAGCAAGTTGATCTCTTTCTGCAAGAGCCTTGTATTTTTCTCTGCGCTCTTTCCAAAACTTTTTTTCTTTCTGTTTGCGAGTTTCATGCTTTTTAATTTCTTCTTCATTATCTGCGCTTGAATCATCTTCAGAAGCAGCCTCTATTTCTTCATCTTCATTCGGAGGAGTAGACTCATTTTCACCATCAGTCTGTACTTCTGACTCATTTTTAGATATTGTTTCTTCTGGCTGCGGGTCAGATTGATCAGAATCGCTCAATTGATTAATCTTATCCATAGCTTTTTGTATTTCGTCTAGGCCGCTTGTGTCTTCAATATGAGCGGTCGAGACTTCTTGACTTAATGTTTCGTTCATACACTACCTTTTTATTTTGATAAAAACGGGATATTTTGTTTTGGATTTTTGATTACCGCCAATACAGCATCGTCATTAATTGAAAATAAAGGTATGCCATGCCATGAGAGGCGGTGTCCACTGTGTCGTGGAAAAGCTATAAAGTCGCCAACTTCACAATAAGAATTTGCAAATTTAAAACGCTCTCCTTTATATGCAGCAGAACCCATGCTTACAACTAAACCTGTGTAATTATTATATTTGTCCTCATCTCTAGATTTTTGAGGCTTTATAATACCTCCTGCTGTTTTTTCGGGTGTAGTGTAGAGCCTAACAATTACTTGATAGCCCGAAGGCGAATAATCTTTAAATTTTTCTATCTCTTGTTCTATATTAAAATTGTCAAAATCAATGCCGTTATCAGTATTATTTTTTAAATAGTCATTCATTATTGTCATAATCTTTCCATGTTTCTTTTAATATATCTATTGCGTTATTAAGACCTTTAACTTCACCAGCTAAAAATTTATAAGCTGCATAATCTTCAACCTGCCCTTGAGCTATACGCATCTCAAGATTGCTTTTTGCAGTTCTCAATTCTTTTAGCGTTCTTTCAACAAGCAACATTATTTTGTTTTACAACTTTTGCGTGCTTTTGAAGGTGGTAGAGGAGCGCCACTTTTTGTAGCTTGCTTATGCCTAATTTTTGCTACTCCGCCCGCTGCAAATTTTTTACAAGAAGACTTAGATTTATCGGATTTTTTTACATGCCCACCATGTCCATATTCTTCTTTTTTTACATGACCACCTTTTTTAAAAGGACGCATTTTTTCTTTATCAGCAGCAGACGCAGACATATACACATCTTTAGCTTCTCCTGGGTGATTCATTAATTTATCTGCTAAAGCTCTCATTGAATCATGTTTACCTTGAAAGCCTGCACGCATATTTTTGTTCATCGTTACCTCTTATTTATTTGATGATTTTTCAAGTTCGGTTTCAGCCTTTAATTTGGCTATATCTTCATTTGACTCAATCTTGGCTTTTTCTTTTTCAAAATCTAATTGAGTCTTGAATGTATCAAATTCCAGTTTTTTATCTGACATACGCTCTTTAGCTTTTACTTCTTCTTCTTTTTGCTGAATATCAGCTAGAATCAACTGGTTAGGGTCTATAGGCGCATTTTCTTCTTGCGACACTTGACCCGTTTCTTCTAAGCCTTTGGCAGCAGCTAAAGCTATTGCGTTTTGTATTTCTGGATTTTGTATTTCTTCTAATGGAGGTAATTCACTGCCGATAGTTTGTTGCATCTGAATTAAATACTCATAAGCTTCATGCTCCGTAATATGAGCCATAATCTCAGCTTGTAATTCTGGATGCTGCTGGGCAAAAGTCCCATGTACCATTTTATGAGCAGCATGATCTTGCCACATAGCAGCAGACACACCTTTACCACTTAATATATTTATATTTTCAGTAATTGGGTCTAAAGGCAGTATTTCCTCTGATTCTTCAGAAGGTAATATTTTATCAATCTCTTCAGCAGATAATCCTTGAGCTTCGTAATTAATACGCAATACTTCTCGCATGTTATGTAAATCAGGAGACTGCTCGGCTGTTCTTAAAACCTCCTGAGCTTTGATAATTTTTTGTATCTTAGAATTTGTAGAAGGGTCTGCAATAGGTATTATCTTAACCTCTTCTATAAAATCCTCTCCTGAAATAGAAGCGTTTCCCTCATTAAAACTAAACTCTTGATAGGTTAAAGTATCTTTAAATAATTTCTCTATTAATTGCAGTTCATAACTTAATGAATGATGTATAGAATGAAGCACCGCTGATTGAATACGATTATTATTTTCTAAAGCTGCAAGCATTGTGCCTGTTGGTATATCTTCTTTAGAGTCGAGCATTCCAAGCTCTGAAGTAGAACCAAGCTCTTTGCACTGATTAACAATTTCAAGTCTTAGCTCTCTTAATGTTTGTGATGGTTCAGAATATGGAAGAGGCATAAAAGCTTCTTGCAGCGGGACTCCGCCAGTGTCAACTTCTACAAACTCACCAGGTCCTACCATTAAATCGTTGTTTTGCTGCTTAAATCCCTTAACACGTAGACCACCAGGCAAGTTTTTAAATGACCCCGCATCTACTAATTGACGCAGCAGACTAGTAAGAGTAATAGCATTTGAGCCAAGTAGGTGAGCAAGGCCAATACCATATACGCCAAAACCTGGTAAATAATTATACTGAACAAAATAATTAGTACGTTTTTTATCCGCATCCTGCTCTTCCCAGTTGCGACGAATAGCTAGTATTTCTTTTGATATTTTGTCTATTGTAACAACATAAGGTAATGGCACTTCTTCATTGTTTTCATCAGCACCATCATTTATAAAATCTTCTAAATTAAGATATGTATGAACTTCATAAATAGGAAATAAAGATTGTTTAGTATATACTCCGAGATCTATACCATCTTTTTTCTTGTCTTCTTCACCGTCTTCCTGATCATTGGAATTAATACCTTTTAAATATGGAAGTTCACACTCTCTATAAATTCCGCTTTGCTGTTTAAGTAAGATTTCTCTTTTGGATAAATGAAGAATATGAGTAAGGCGTTCTGACTCGAGTATAGAAGTGCAATCACCATCAATAACAAAATCCTCAGGCATAATAAATCTGCTTGAAGGTTGGTTATTGATCTTGTCGTAATAGACTTTTTTAAAGCCACTACCATACAGACCTAGATAAAGCAGAAAACGTTCAAAGTCAGAATAATAAGAATTGTCTTTTATAGTTAAAAAGTAATTTAACCAATTGCAAATCAACTCGCCTTGCTTTTCTAAAGCTTCGTTTTGCTCGCCTTGAATCTTAAATCCAGCGGGTCCTGACTGTGGTAATAACTCTGCTCTAGTAGTAGCGTAAAATCTTATTAATGCAGTAGATAATGTAGTATCAAATGTTCTAGTAGCTTGCGTAAATTGAGCACCTTGCAAATCTTCTAAAGAAAAACCTAGATATTCTTTTACTTTTTGAACAGAAGTTAACCAGTCTTTTCTAGCCTCGATGTCTTCATCTATAGCCTCTAAAAGATAAGTAGATAATTTATGTCTACTACTTTCTGTTAAGTCCTCAGCTAAATTAGCGTAAAAACTATTATCGCTATTTTGCTCTAATTCTGGCTTTCCTACTTCATAAATTGTAGAACCGTCTTCTAATTCTTCTATCGGTGTGATAGTATCTGTTGCAAATTTCATGTATAACAAGCATTCTTATTCACTATAATACCACAGGTAAAAAATGACAGCACAAACCGACATTGATAAATTAGCTAAAAAAATAGAATCTACAGACGATTATTTTGTTGTATCCGCAGAAAAAGACTTTGTAATAGCGGGATGCTGGAAAACAATCAAAATGCGTGTTGAAAAATCAGGTAATATCTTTCAGCCTTTTGGTAAGAATATTGAAAAACAAATACCTATTTTTTTTCCTGTTGCTTTGAATAAAAGAAATATTAGTAAAAACAAAGTTATAAAAAAATTCTACAATCAATGTGATCATAAATTGGACAAATTATATATTTATAAGCCTATTTTAAATAGTAATAAAGAAGTTTTAGAGAATATTCTCGATACATATATATACAAATTATTTAAAGAGGATGATTAAACTGTTTTATCAATATTAGAGCCTAATAAATCAATATTGAGGTTTACGGTTAAAGGACCAGTGTGAAGAATTGGGGTGTTTGGGACATCAGGATTAATATATTCATAAACAATTAATAAACTCTTTTTACTTCTTTATATTCAGCAGGTTTTGGTCGCTCATCTCTAGGATTCAATATAAACTTGCCTTCTTTAAGCTTAAGTAAAGTTTGCGTCATAGTGTCCACCAAATCCCTTGAAGAACTATTGGGAAACGTGGCAACCTCTTCCAAAAAATCCTCTGCGTCTGGTATTAATTTATCATACTTAGGAGGCCTTGCTCTAAGCCATACCCTACCACCTTCAATGACAGGTGTAATCAATCTAACTCTCTGTATTTTATCGCCATATTTATTAGGAACAAACGGAGTAGCTTTAATACCACCAGCAGCTAAATCTTGTATTAATGGGTCACCCGAGGCCTTGGCTTCAACTAAACATAAATCAGGTTGCCTGCCTTTAAACTTAGGATTGCGCTCTTTGCCATTATCTCGGTAGTCAAAAAATAAGCGCTTAGCCATTTCTCTAAGTTCTGGATATTCAACACGTCCACGCCACATGCCAAGTAATATTAAATGCTCTATATAATTATGATCTAAGAATACTCCCCAAGTAGTACAGGCTGAATATGCGGACATTTCATTGGCAGTAAGTGCAGTATCCCATGACTGAACTATGAATTGTATTTCAGGAGGAGTTTCTTCTTTCCACCATTTAAACCATGATTTCTGGATTATTCCGCCCTCTTCTGGTGCTGGTCTTTGTTGGTACTGACCGGCATAACCATACGAACCTAATCTGTGTTTATATTGCTTTATTTCTTCAAGAGAAAATCTTTGCTCACATAATAATTCGCCTTCTTCTTCCCTTGGGTCTTGCCAGACTTTACCGTTGGTAGATGGTAGAACAATAGTTTTAGCCTTCCTTAATTCTTCATACTCCATAGGCAAAACAAGCTTTACCCATTCATTGTTATAATCATGATCAATAATATGACCAGTCATATCTTCTTCATGAAGTCGTTGTTGGATAATAATTTGCACATCATTTTTTGGATCGTTAAGCCGAGTTGACCACACACTATCTAGCCACTCAAGAGCAGCATTGCGCTTTACTTCGCTTTCTCCATCTTGGACATTATTTCCATCATCAACAATTAAGAAATTACCACCTTTACCGGTTGCACTTGCGCCAACAGACGTAGCTATGCGGCTACCCTTCTTGTTATTGTCAAAGAAGCCTTTAGCTTTCTGGTCTTTAGATAGTTGATACAAATTACAAAAACGTTCCTGATACCAGTTGCTCTCAATAAGTCTTCTGCATTTTAAGGAATGTTCTATTGAGAGTGATCCAGCATATGAGGAATACAAAAACTTCTCCTCTGGATTATGCAGCCATACCCAAGCAGGAAACATTACAGATACTATTGTGCTTTTACTGGTTCTTGGAGGGATATTGATTAAAAGTTTCTTGATATCTCTACGATAACAGGCCTCTAAATGTTCGGCTATTGCTTTTATATGCCAGCTATCAACAAACGCAATACCCCCTTCAATTGCAGGCCATGCTTGCTTGATGAATTCATGAAATGAGGCTTTAATATAAAATTTAAGGCCTATGTTTTTTATATATGACGCAAAGTCTTTATTGCATAACTCATGATTTAAATTTGTATCAACTGACATAAACCCTAATGAAAACTTTTTAAAGTTTTGGCTAAATTAGCTCGTTTTGCAGTCAATTTGTTTTTAGAATTAAGGGCTTTATCTAGTTTATTTTCTGGTATTGTATGGCCAGCTTTTATTTTTAAACTACGGCGCAACGCCCCAGGCTTTTTTACTGTAGACTCAATCCAATTCTT